GAATGATTGGAACACCTCAACCCATCCCAGAAAGAATGCCAATAGACCCAAGCTCTTATTTCAACCCAACCATCTTTGGTCAACAAATGGGCGATATGGATTTTGAGCAGATGCCAGAGATATCTCCAGTAGATATGTCTAACTTACAAATGCCAACTCTTCCTAGAGAAATTTCTCAAATGGATCTTCCGCAAATGCCAGAAGGTTTACCAAGTATGCAAGACGTTCAAGGAATGCCTCAAATGGGTATGAACGATATGCAACCACGTATGATGATGGCAGGTGGAGACGAAGCTGAAAAAGAAACTTTAATGGATTTCTTAACAAAAGATAGAAGAGGTAGAAAGCCAGGTAACGCTTTTTCTTTAGGTAAAGATATTTACGATTTTGCTAATCAACCAGAGCCTAATACTCAAATGTCACCCGAGCAAGAAATATTTAGTTTGCAAGCGCAGCTTAAAAATTTAGAAGAGCAAGTGCGTATGGACAGATCCTATAACGACGACCAAGCCGTTATTGATACGTCTGCTCAAATGGCAGCAATTCAAAATAGGATAAAAGAAATAATGAATGGGATGCCTGAACTAAAAGGCGGCGGCGACTTCCCCGACCTAACAGGCGATGGCCAAATTACTCAAGCAGACATACTTAAAGGCCGAGGCGTAAAAATGGTGTATGGTGGTGAGATGAAAGGATATGAAAACGGCGGCGAAATTGAAGGAATGCTAAGCGGTATGGAATCTCCAATGGGTGAAGAAGAGGCTATGGCAGAACTTGAACAAGTCCAACCTGAAATGGAAATGATTGAACAGCTAGTAATGATGGTTACTCAAATGATTCAACAAGGCGCAAGCGAACACGAAGTAATGGGTCTACTCAGAGAGCAAGGGCTTGACGATGAGGATATTGCAACTGTTCTCCAGCTTGTAGCTGAGATGGGTGAAACCGAAGACCAAGCAGAAGCAACTGCTGCTCAAAACGAGATAGGCAATCAGTTAACTGAACTAGGCTAAAGATGGCTGAGTTGCCGTTTATAGATCGCGTACGCAATCCGCAGAACTATCCAAACCCAACCAAATTCGATAAGGAAGGCCGTCCGCAAACTCATTTGCTTTCAGCGGATATAGACGACCAAACTGGAAACTGGATTGTTTATCCTAAGTTAGTTATTAGAAACGGCAAGTACGTTGAGCAAAACATGCAAGACGCAATCAACTCTGGCGATTCAGTTAACTTTGGCAAAGACCAAAACTCAGCAATTGAGTTTTCTAAAACCTACAAAGATGAACTTAATCCAGACTTTGAAAAATACTACGAAGACTTCAGAATAAAAAAAGAAGCAGGCGGCGAAATACAATCTGCGTTAGATGAGTTTGGTATTAAACCAATAGGGGAAACTTCGTCTTTTAAAATGGCGATGGCCGTTCTATCTCCAGAACAAAAACTTAAAAAAATAAAATTATTAAAAAAATATTTTGACAGGATGAATCGAGCAGAAAGTTTGCAAAAGCCAGGCGCTGCTCTAGGTGATTTATCGGAAGCAGCAAAAATTAAAAAAGGAATTCCTTACAGTTCTACAAAATCAATTCAAAAAGAACTTGATCAATTACAAGGTACAGAAAAATTAGATTTAAATTTATTGGCAAGATTAAGAAAAGAACTTAATATATAACATATGGATTTTTCCAAACTTACAGAGGCTGAACTCAAAGAAGCCCTGCTGCTTTTAGAAAAGCAAGACGGTTACTCAACGCAAGACGAGTGCCAAGAATCTTTTCTAAGCTACGTCAACCACATGTGGCCAGAATTTGTCTGCGGTCGCCATCACGTTATCTTTGCTGAAAAACTAGAACAAATTGCTAGAGGCGAAATAAAACGTCTTATTGTTAACATGCCTCCTCGACATACCAAATCTGAATTTGCGTCTACCTTCTTTCCGTCTTGGATGATGGGACTTAAACCTAAAATGAAAATAATGGAAACCACCCATACGGGTGAACTTGCTGTTAGGTTTGGTCGTAAGGTTCGTAACTTAATGGATCAAGAAGAATACAAACAAGTTTTTCCTGACGTCAATCTGCAGGCTGACAATAAATCAGCAGGGCGTTGGGAAACTAACAAGGGTGGCGAATACTTTGCAGCGGGTGTGGGTGGAGCTGTAACTGGGCGGGGTGCGGATCTACTTATAATCGACGATCCGCATTCTGAACAGGATGCCCTATCCCCAACCGCTCTAGACTCTGCGTATGAATGGTACACTTCTGGACCCAGACAGCGTTTACAGCCAAAGGGTGCAATTGTAATTGTTATGACTCGTTGGTCTTCTATTGATCTAACAGCCAAATTACTCAACGCTCAGAAAGAACCGTTGGCAGATCAATGGGAAGTAATTGAGTTCCCTGCTATCTTCCCCGATACTGAAAAACCTCTTTGGCCTGAGTATTGGGAACTAGACGAACTGTTAAAAGTAAAAGCATCTTTGCCTGGTATGAAATGGAATGCTCAATGGATGCAGAACCCTACCGCTGAAGAAGGTGCTATTATTAAAAGAGAATGGTGGCAGAGATGGGAACATGATTCTTTGCCGTCGGTTAAGTACATCATGCAGTCTTACGATACAGCTTTCTCTAAAAAAGAAAGTGCCGATTACTCAGCCATCTCCACTTGGGGTGTTTTTAGACCCAGCGAAGATTCTCCCGATTGCGTAATACTGTTAGATGCCCAGAAAGGGCGATGGGATTTTCCAGAACTAAAAGAAATAGCTATGCGTGAGTACCAATATTGGGAAACCGATATGGTTTTAATTGAAGCCAAAGCATCTGGTACACCTTTAACGCATGAGCTTAGACGAATGGGAATTCCTGTTGTAAACTATTCACCAACGCGAGGACATGACAAAACAACTAGGATGCACTCAGTCGCTCCTATCTTTGAATCAGAAATGGTGTTTGCTCCTAACAGAGCTTTTGCTGAGGATATGATTGAAGAATGTGCGTCATTTCCGTTTGGAGCTCACGATGATTTATGTGATACTATGACCCAAGCGTTGATGCGATTCCGCGAAGGCGGATTTGTAAATTTAGATAGTGACTACGAAGACGAAGAACGCGAACCTAGACAGAGAATTTATTACTAATGGCAATAGAAAGACAAACACCTGATCCCGCTCAAGAAGTTGAAGAATTTCAAGATATGACTACTGAGCAATCAACGGATAATATTGATAGCGAAATTATTGAAATCTTAGAAGGCTTAGACGAAGAAGGCGTTCAGTATCAAGAAGACGGTTCTGTTATTTTAGGTGATGTAGAAGAAGAAATGGAAGACGTAGGCTTTAGCGAAAACTTAGCTGAAGTTGTTTCTAAGTCAGAGCTAAACAAAATTTACGTTGAACTAACTGCTGCCGTTGATAACGACAAGTCAGCAAGATCAGATTGGGAAAAAACTTATACCGACGGTTTAAAATACTTGGGTATGAAGTTTGACGAAAATAGATCCGAGCCTTTTGAGGGAGCAAGTGGAGTTATCCATCCTTTATTGGGAGAAAGCGTTACTCAGTTTCAAGCGCAAGCTTACAAAGAATTACTGCCAGCAGGCGGCCCAGTCAAAACTCAAATAGTAGGCGAGTATAGTTCAGAGACAGAAGAACAAGCTCAGCGCGTGCGCGAGTTTATGAACTATCAAATTACTCACGTGATGGAAGAATACGATCAAGACTTAGATCAGATGTTGTTCTATCTTCCGTTGGCAGGCTCTGCATTTAAAAAAGTTTATTACGACGAAACTTTGCAAAGAGCTGTCTCTAAGTTTGTTGCCCCTGAAGATTTAATTGTTCCTTACTACGCAACAGATTTAGAATCTTGTCCTAGAATTACTCACGTAATTAAAATGCCAGAGAACGAAGTTAAGAAACTTCAAGCAATTGGTTTTTACAGCGATATTAAAGTAGAGGGTGGAAACGATTTAACCAGCAACCCTGGATTAGATTCAGAAAAAGAAATCTTAGAAGGGATGGAACCTTCTTACGATACAGGCGAAGTTTGTCATCTATACGAAATTCATTGTAATTTAGATTTAGAAGGTTTTGAAGATACGGACGAGAGTGGAGAATATACAGAAGTTAAACTTCCT